GGTAACGCATTAGAGAGAGCTCAAGTTTATGAAATCCTAAACCGCATTGGCGCGATGAGCGTTGAGCAAATTCAGCGAGAAGAGGATCTAATCCCAAATGAAGGTTAATATGCCAATGGCAGTTACAGCTGCCGACACAATAAAAAGAACAATTACTGGGACTATCGTTACTTGGAATGAGCAAGGTAACACCTCAGTAGGCCCAACAGTATTCGCAGCAGATAGCATTGAGATTAAGCCAGTTAAATTGCTTCTTGAGCACGACAGAACTCGCCCAATTGGCAAAATGGTTTCTCACAATGTAACTGCCAATGGAATTGAAGCCACCTTTAAGATTGCCAACACTATGGCTGGAGAAGATGCCCTAGTTGAAGCAACTGAAGGACTGCGCGATGGATTTAGCGTTGGAGCCCAGATTAACGAATGGACAAACAACAAGGGCGTTATGCAGATTACCTCAGCGACCCTAGATGAAGTATCTCTAGTTACTGATCCTGCAATTGATTCTGCTCGCGTAAGCGAAGTAGCAGCTTCTGAAAATGAAGCACCAAAAGAAAATTCTGATTTAGCAACCGCTGATTCAGAGAAACCAAACGAAGGAGACCAAGTGTCCGACACTACTGCTCCTGCTCCGTCCGTTGAAGAAGCGGTTGAAGCAGCTAAAGCAAATATGGTTGAGGCGGCTCGCCCAGCCTTTTACACAGCACCTCGCCTTGAATTTACCAAGGCAAAATATCTTGAAGCATCTATCCGCTCAAAAGTTTTTGGTGATGATGCGTCCCGTCAGTATGTTTTAGCAGCTGACGACACCACAAGCAACAATTCTGGACTAGTTCCAACTCGTCAATTAACAGAAATTGTAAATCCGCTATCAAATGCTGATAGACCACTAATTTCTGCTATTTCATCTGGAGTATTGCCTGATGCTGGAATGACTTTTGAAATTCCAAAAATTACAGCAGTTCCAACTGTTGCAGTAGAAGCAGAAGCAGCAGAAATTGACGAAACGGGAATGACCAACAGCTACATTTCAGTAGATGTTAAGAAATTTGCTGGAGGACAGACTTTCAGCGTAGAACTTTTAGATCGTTCTTCACCTGCTTTCTTTGATGAGCTTGTCCGTCAGATGGAATTTGCATATGCAAAGGCAACTGATTCCTATGTTGGAACTACTATTCAGGGAGCGGGAACTCTAAACGCTAGTGCTCAAGCAAATACCGCATCTGGCTTAGTTGCTTATGTTTCAAGCGCTGCTGCTGCAGTTTATTCTGCATCACTAGGATTTGCTCGCAACTTAGTAGTTACACCAGAGCAATGGGGCAATATTATGGGTTATGCTGAATCTTCAGGCCGCCCAATTTACACAGCCTCACAGCCTCAAAATGCTGGTGGGGCAGTAAGCCCACAATCACTTCGCGGCAATGTTTTAGGTCTTGACCTATATGTTGCAAGAACCTTCACTGGTTCCGGTGGAGATGGAACTGCTGACTACTCAATGGTAGTTATAAATCCAGAGTCCTACACTTGGTATGAATCAAGCCGCTTCCGTTTAGAGACAAATGTTGTTTCAAATGGCAAACTTAATGGCCAAATTAAGGTCGCTTACTATGGCTATGGCGCATTAGCAACAAAGGTTGCAGCAGGCGCTAACTGGTTCAATAAGAGCTGATAAAACACCTAATAGTGAGGGCCAGTCCGCTCCCGAGCTGGCCCCTCACCTAACTGCTTGAAAGGATGACGAAATGCCAACCATAGTTACAGCTTCAGAGCTGAGGACAATTCTTGGTGTTTCGTCATCCCTATATAACGATGCTTATCTAAACGATATTGTCGATGCTTCAGAAAACCTAGTTTTACCAATGCTGGTTACTTTCCAAAGCAAGATTAACAAAGTAAAGCTCGAGGATAATATTGCTTACTTTGAGACCGCAACAATTCACGAATTCACTCAGGGCCAATCCGTAATTATTACTGGCTGCGGATCACCATTTAATGGCACTCATACAGTAACCGATGACGAAATTACTGATTATGTCTTTACAGTCGCAATCACCAATGCAGATGTATTGGAAAAGAATATTATCCCAGCAGGAAACGCTGCGCTTTCTGGACTATCAACCTATGTCGGAAATGCCAATGCTGAAGCTGCAATTTTGGCTATCTCAGTCGAAATCTTTCAAGCCAGAACAGCCGCTGGGGGAGCAATCGAAGGCGTAGATTTCGCAGTTACCCCTTACCGCCTATCTAAGAATCTACTTGCCAAGGTAACTGGCCTACTTGGTCCTTATCTTGATGTGGAAACGATGGTCGGCTAATGCCAAGTATTGCCGAAGATGTTCGCGGTGCTATTAAAACCGCCTTGGCAGGTTGCGTTGCAAATATTTACGACTCAGTTCCAGAAGCGCCGATAGTTCCAGCAATAGTTGTAATTCCCGATGCGCCTTATATGGAACTTGAAATGATTGGCAAAGTTACTACTCGCGTAAAACTTAATTACACTATTACTGCTTGCGTTGCGTATTTCAGCAACGCCGCTTCTTTGGACAATTTAGAGAAGCTTATTATTAGTATTCTTGGAGCGCTTAACGCTTCCAAGTATGAGTTATCGACAGTCGATAGACCGTCAGTAACAACAGTAGGAACGACTAATTTATTAGTCGCAGACATACGCTTGAGCGTCCGCTACGAGCAAACCGCATAGGAGACCTAAATGCCAACAACAGTAATAACTGGGCGCGATGTTAGTTTTACCATTGGTGGTAACAACTTCGATGCTCAAACTACTTCTGCAGTTTTAAGCTGCGAAACAATTATCGAGACTTATCAAACCCTTGATGGTCGCGCTTATAAGTCCGTAGATAAGCAATGGACTTTTACAATTGAACTATTGCAGGATTGGGGAGCGACTGGCTCTCTATTTGAAATTATGTGGGGCGTAGCAGAATCAGCGCCTAATACTGGAATCTCAACAGTATTTACAGCCGCATCTGGCGCAACTTTTACATTCCAAGTTCTGCCAATATTTCCAACAGCAGGAGGCGCAGCACCAGGAGCGCTAACTGACACTTGGACAATGACAGTAATTGGACAACCAGCAGAAAGCTTTAGTTAAGAGATCGGAGCATCGGGAGCTATGAAATTATCAATCACAATTGAATATAATTCTGGCGAATCAGCAACTTATATTGCTCAGCCGCCAGAATGGGCTAAGTGGGAAAAGGCAACTGGACACACTATTACCAAAGCTCAAGAAAATATAGGAATCTGGGACTTGATGTTCTTGGCCTATAACGCTCACAAGCGCGAGAGCGCTGGTAAGCCAGTAAAGAGCTTTGAAGTATGGATGGAAACAGTTGCCGACATTAAGACAGGCAACGATGACCCAAAAGCCATCAGCCCGACAGCATAAGGCGGCTATTAGTAATAGTTGCTCTTAGGACTGGTATCCCGATGCAGTATTGGGATGATTGGGACGATGTAGCAACAGCAGTCGAGTTGATAAAGGAGAGAGATAGCAATGGCTGAAGAAGTCTCAGCATTCGATAGAACTGAGCTTCGTCAAGTCTATAAAGCCTTCTCCTTACTAGGCGATGAAGCTAAAGCCGAGGCTCGCCAGACTTCTAATAATCTTGCCACCTATCTTCAACAACAAATTGCTGCCAAAGCTTCTACTCGCGTTAAAGGTCAAAAAGCCATTAACAGAATTGTAAGCGGATCTAAAGTATCTAAAACCAGCACTACTGGCGAAATTAAATACGGTTTTGCTAGTCAAAGATTTAGCGGTGGGGCTAATACTCAAATGCTTTGGGCTGGTTTTGAATTTGGCTCTAATAAATTTAAGCAATTTCCTGCATACTCTGGCAGACAAGGCCGCGGCTCGCGCGGATGGTTTATTTATCCAACCTTACGCCAAGAACAGAAAAATATTGTGGCACAATGGACTGCTGCCTTCAATAAAATATTAGATAAGTGGGGCATAAGTGGCATCTGATTCAAGAGCATTAACGCTCAAGCTTTTAGCAGATACAGCAGACTTTCAAAAGAAATTAGCCAATGGCTCTAAAGATATTGATTCTATTGGCGAAAGGGCCGCTGAATTTGGCAAGAAGGCGGCGATTGCATTTGCTGCTGCTGGCGCAGCTATTGGCGCATTTGCAGTTAGCGCGGTTAAAGCTGCTGCCGAAGATGAGACCGCCCAGCGCCGATTAGCCGAGACTATTACTGCAACGACTGGCGCTACTGCTAAACAAATTGAGGGCGTTGAGAAATACATAAAGCAGACTTCAATTGCTATAGGAGTCGCGGACGATGGGTTGCGCCCTGCCTTTACTCGCTTAGTTAGATCAACGCAAGATGTAGAAGAAGCTCAGAAGTTGCTAAATTTAGCACTAGATTTAAGTGCTGCAACTGGCAAGCCATTGGAGACAATATCTAACGCTTTGGGTAGAGCCTATGATGGCAACACTACCGCCCTTGGCAAGCTTGGCCTTGGCCTTGATGCAGATATTATAAAGAGCAAAGACTTTGACGCAATCTTCCAGCAGCTGACTGGCACTTTCGGAAACTTTGCCGAGAAGGAATCAGAGACAACAGCCAAGCAATTAGAGCGCGTAAAGATTGCGCTTGATGAAGCTAAAGAATCTATCGGAGCTGCCTTGCTGCCAGTAGTCCAAGAACTTACCGCTTGGATATTAGACAACTTTATTCCAGCCCTAGAGGCATTTATATCTGGCTTGACTGGTCAAGATAGCCTAGATGAAGCTTTAACTGATAGCCAGAAAACCGCTATAGAGTGGGGTAAAAAAGTTAAAGGATTTATAAACACAGTTATTGATCTTAAAGATGAACTAATGGTCGTTGGAGGGGTTTTAGCAACAGTTTTTGTAGCATCCAAAATAGCAGCTGGAGTTCAGGCAACTATTGTGCTTATCAACTTACTAATTGGCGCTTATACTGCTTTGCGAAATAGCGCGGTGGCTGCTGCCATTGCTTCAAGATTTGCTCTAAATCCGTTGGCTGGTCTAGCAACCGGTGCAGCTGTAGTTGGCGCAATTATTGCTGCTACCAAGTTATTTGATAATCAAGCAAATGCAGCCGCGGCCACTGGAAGCAACACAGTCTCATCATCTAGCCTTCCATCAGGCTTTACCGCTGGGACGCCTGTTATTGGTGGTGGTGGTGGCGGCAGTGGCAGTGGTGGTGGCGTAGCAACTGTTGCAGGGATAACTGTCCCAGTTGTGACAGGCACATTGCCTACTTTCCAATCTGGATTAAGGGCAACTGGCAATGCCATTCCGTCTAACTTTGATGTTGCAGCTGCTAGACGCGGAGACGAGGGCGGCAATGTCGTTATTAATGTCAATGCTCCATCAGTAATTGATGAAGAAGGATTTAGCCGAGCAATTCAACTTGCTCTAAATAACAGCAGCCGCAGACTTGGCGGCGGCGGTGATCAACTAATCTTATGACCGTTTGGAATCCAGTCTATCGAGTTAAAGTCAATGGCTCTACAGTCACTAACGCCACACTTAGCGGACTTACTATTACCTCTGGCCGCGATGATATTTATCAACAGCCGCTGGCTGGCTATTGCAGCCTAACCTTAATTGAGACTAATGGGGCATCAGTTCCCTTTGAGATTAACGATGCAGTTACAATAGAAGTCCAAGATTCAACTGGCACTTATGTCAATCTATTTGGCGGCTTTATTACTGACTTAGGCATTACAGTACAAACTTCAGGATCAACAGCAACTAGCCAAAGAATTGAGATAACAGCAGTAGGAGCTCTAGCTAGACTTGCTAGGGCGGTTTATGTTGGCAACTTTGCCCATCAATTTGATGGCGACCGCATTGAAGAATTGCTTAGCACAGTATTATTTGACCAATGGAATGAAGTGCCAGCTGCCGAGACTTGGGCAGGATATGACCCATTAGTGCAATGGCAGGATGCTGAAAATAGCGGACTAGGTGAGATAGATATTCCCGGAGATTATGAGCTTCATTCTCAAAGCAATCTCAATGACACAGTTTATAACTTAGCTTCTCGCTTCGCTACTAGCGGCCTTGGTTATCTTTATGAGGATTCTCAGGGCCGAATTGGTTATGCTGACTCGACTCATAGAAGCCAATATCTGGCAACTAATGGCTATGTTGATTTAGATGGCAATCAAGCCATCGGCCCAGCGCTTTCTATAGTCAAGCGAGCTGGCGATGTCCGAAACGCGATAACTATTGCTTATGGCTCATCTGGCAATCAAAGCGTAACCGATGAGGATGCAGCTTCAATCAGCCTGTATGGTCAATTAGCCAGCACAATAGACACCACTCTTCGCAATCAGAATGATGCTGAGGATCAAGCAGAGTTTTATCTCGCGATTAGGGCTTATCCACAATTTGCCCTAAGACAGATAACCTTTCCAGTAGGCAGCCCAGAGATTGATAATACTGACCGAGATGCCTTGCTTGAGGTATTTATGGGTATGCCAATCAACTTAATCAACCTGCCAGCAAATATGGTAAATGGAGAATTTCAAGGTTTCGTAGAAGGTTGGACTTGGACAGCCAGCCTAAACCGCCTTGATTTAACTATGAATGTCTCACCTTTGGCTTTCAGCCTTCAAGCGTTTAGATGGAATTCAGTCCCAGCGACTGAGACTTGGAATACAATAAGCCCGACTTTGGACTGGCTCAACGCTACAATAGTGGCCTAAGGAGAATAAATGGCAACGACTACAAACTACGGTTGGGACACTCCTGACGATACAGATCTCGTTAAGGATGGCGCAGCCGCAATTCGCACTTTGGGCAGTTCAGTAGATACAACGACAAAGAACCTAAACCCACAAACAACAACTGGCGCACTTGCTTATAGATCAGCGACCAGCAATGTAAATACTGCTTTAGCTATTGGTACAGCTG